TTTGGTATATGGAATCACCCACCCAGCAGAGAGGCCACACCATGAACTTCAACGACGGCACCGTCCTGAGCGACCCGCGCTCCGCCACCTACCAGCGCGCCGCCGCACTCGCCGCTGGCTTCACTCCCGGCGAGATCTTCTGCGGCCTCCACCTTGCGATCGACCGCGAGAGCGCCGAGCGTTGTCGCTGTGACGCTCGCGCCACCCACCCGCGCGGCCAGTGCGAAATGTGCTGGGAGCGCGGCCTCGACGAGCAGCGCGACGCTGAGGGTGAAACCTATGACTGACCCAGCCCCGCGCCCGATGCTCTGCCACACCGCCGCTGGACTCGGTGACGTGCCCGAAGGGTGGGTCATGGAGCCGAAGCTCGACGGCTGGCGCTGGACCGTCGTGGTCGAAGCCGACAGGGTCCGCAGCTATGCGGGTCGCAACGGCTCTGAGCACACCGGCGAGACACCCGCGATCTGTGCGGCGCTCGCCCACCTACCCGTCGGCACCGTGCTCGACGGCGAGATCGTGGGCGGTGAGTCAAGCGGCGGTGTCTCGACAGGCCTCGCTGGTGGTGCAGGCGCGCCGACTCTCCAGCTCGTCGTGTTCGACCTGCTCCAGCTCGGCAGCCACGACCTGCGCCGGTCGCCGCTCAGCGCGCGGCGCTCGATGCTTGAGACAGTGTTCGCCAAGCTGATGCCTGCGGACAGGACCGCCGTGATCTTGAACCCGCAGACCACCATTGACGCCGAGTTGTTCGCAACGTGGCTCGACCTCGGGCTGGAGGGCGCGGTCTGCAAGCGCCCGGAGTCGGTCTACCACCCTGGGAAGCGGAGCCGCGATTGGCTCAAGGTCAAGCCGATGCAGACCGCTGACGCCGAGATCATCGCGCTGCACCCCGGCAAGCCCGGCGGCTGGAACGAGAACATGGTCGGCCGCTTCGAGATCCGCATGCTCGACACCGGCGTCATCACCGCCGTAGCGCCGAACAACCCGGGTGACTGCCAGGACGCGAAGGACCACCCGGAGCGCTGGCTGGGGAAGGTCATCGAGATCCGCTACCAGCTCATGTTCGACGGGGGCCAGCCGCGCCACCCGGTGTTCAGCCGGATGCGACCTGACCTGGACCCTTGCCCCACGGCGCCGAGCGCCGCAGATAGGCTCGCTGACGCTCTAGAGGCCATCCCGATCGGCACCGTGATTGCACCCAAACCCAAACCCACAAGCAGAAGGGCTCAGAGAATGAACGTGATGCGGAACTACAGAGCCATGGCTCTGCCCAAGCTCGCCAAGTGCGTCGCTGAGCTAGAGGCCCAGCAAGGCGATGCCTACGATCGAGTGATCGCCAAGGACGGTGACCCGGCAGCCGACCTCGAAGTCGCCAAGGGCGTGCTGGCGGGGAAGGCCGCGCCATGAGGGTCGGCGAAGCTCACTCGATCGTCGACCGCGCCGAGCACATGGCTCGGCTGCTGCGCATAGCGAGCGATCAGAAGCTGACACTGGCCGTCGTCGAAACCCGCATGGTCAAGCCGGGCGACGAGGGCTGGGCTGAGGGCCACGCTTACATCGACACCCACCAAACAGACGGAGACACGCCATGAGCCCCACAGCAGAACGACCCACCTACACGCTGACTGTCCGCATCAACGGGACGTCAGAGAATCCCTGGAAGCGCTACGGCTGCAAGTACAACCCGTTCCCGCAGCTGGGCAAGTCGGAGTTCGACCGCGCGGAGCGCATCCTCGCCCAGCTGGACGGCGACCCGATCCACAATGAGGCCGAGATTCGTGACCGCCTCCGCGGGTTCGCCGGCGACTCGGCATGATCTTCCGGTGGCGCCGCGACTGGCAGGTCGGCCGCGTCAAGGTCGGCTTCCGCCACCGCCCGCCGTCGGAGCGGATGGGCCGGTTCGGCGGCGGATGGCAATGGGAGGTCGGCTTTCAGGCCGGCAACCTCAGTCGTGCTCGCGGCTGCGTGATCGTCAACCTGCTTGTCGCTTCCGTCCGCGTCGAGTGGGGTCCGGCTCCGCGTGCGAAGATCGACTGGATATGACCCAGCTACTCGCCATCGAAGCCGACGTCACCCAGCTCGAGGTCGACGCGATCGTCAACTCCGCGAACACCCGCCTCAAGCACGCTGGCGGTGTGGCGCGCGCGATTGCACAAGCAGGCGGGCCCGTCGTCACCGTGATGAGCGATGAGTGCGTTGAGGCGTTCGGTGGTCCGCTGCCGATCGGCTCCGTGCTCGCCACTGACGCCGGCAACCTGCCGTGCAAGTGGGTACTCCACGCCGTCACGATGGAGCTAGGCGGCAAGGTCACAACCGACGCGGTGGTCAAAGCCACGATCGCCACGATGATGACCGCTGAGGGGATGCAGGACGTTGAGTCGCTGGCCTTCGTCGCGTTCGGTGCCGGTATCGGCGAGTACCCGGTTGACGCCTGCGCTCGCACGATGCTCGACGTCGTGCAGTTCTGGCTCGGCACCGTCACCGAAGGACGCTCGAGCCTCAAGACGATCATGTTCGCTGTGCAGGGCAAAGAGGCGCTGGCCGCGTTCCGCCAGGCGATCCTCTACGTGCCGCCGGTCGTCTAGGCGCGTTGCTACTCTGCGGGCGGCGTGCTCGCGGTTTCGGACACCATCTCAATCGCCATCGCGGCCCTGGTGTCCCTGTTCACCGCCTTGACTGTCCCGATCGTGCTCGTCTGGATCAACGAGCGCCAGCGCCACAAGGACAAGGAGCAGGACTACCAGCGCCAGGACTACCTGATCCGCACCGCCGCGACCGCTGCCGATGCGCTGGTCGAGTCGAACAAGGCGATCGCCGCAATGGTCGACAACAACAAGACCACGACGGAGTCGATCGCGGACGGCACCGCACCGGCGATCAAGGAGATCCACTCGCTGGTCAACTCCCGACTCACCGACGCCATCGAGAACGGCCTCGCCAACTCGCTGCGGGAGATCGCCACCCTCAACGCCCTGTTCCAGGTGCTCAAGGACGCCGGCCAGGAGCCGACGATCGAGCAGCAGGCGCAGATGGAGGCTGCTCAGGCCCGAGTAGTCAAGCTCCGAGCGGAGCTGGCAGAGCGCGCAACCACGCAAGCACAGATCGACAAGGGAGAGCCGACCCATGACGCAGCCGCCTGACCATCATCTACCGCCGCATCCACCGTTGCATCGGAAGCGACCGGCGGTCGAGCTGCTGGCGTTGCTGTGCGCCCTGTCAGTGCTGGCGCTCGTCGCGTTCGTTGTCCTCACGACGATCATCGGCTACAACGGCCGCAAGACGATCACCGACTCCCAGCGCGCGTCCTGCCAGACAGGGCAGAAGGTCAAAGTCGCGACCGTCAACTCGAACTGGTATCTCGGCTTCGCCGAGCTCCAAGCGAAGCCGCAGACGAAGATCACCAAGCTGATCGGCACCGACTACGAAACACTGGCACGCGACGACGCGGAGGTCGTCGAGCCACGGTTCGCGTTGCAGCTGCCGGCAAACCTGCGGCGCTTCGCGACCTACGACTGCAACACCGTCTGGCCGTCGCCGAACGTGCTCGGCGGCTGATGCTCGCCTTCATCGGGCTGGGCACCGCAGCGAACATCGCGCAGATCATCAGCGTCATACCGCTGCTCGGCGTGTTTGGGCTCGCCTACAAGCACTTCAACTGCGTCGAGCCGGGCTGTCGGTGGCTGGGCCACCCTTCCCGCAACCACCGCTGCCCGAAGCACGGAGCGCTGATCGTGAGCACACGAGAAGCCGTTGTGAACCCGAAGGCCGCCAGACGTGTGGGATAGGGCTCCCGCGCAGCCGCAGCGCTTAGGAGGTCTTAGGATGGCCCGTAGCGCGGTGTCTGAAGTTGCCCACGTTGCGCTAATGACCACTTGGGCAACTTGAGCGGCCTCTTATACTGACCGTATGACCACCCAACAGCAGAGACGCGATGCAGCCCGGTAGGCGGTTCGGCCGCCTTGTCCTCGTTGAGCAGACCAAACGCCGATGCACCTGCATCTGCGACTGCGGGCAGCGGACCATCGTTGACTCGGGCAACCTGACTTCCGGCAACACGCGCTCGTGCGGGTGTCTCCGGCACGAGCATCCCGGAGCCAAGCCAAAGCACGGCCACGGACACCGCACGCCGACCTACAGCTCCTGGCAGTCGATGTTGGATCGCTGCACCAACCCGAACCACGTTTACTTCCGCCTCTACGGTGGACGAGGGATCACCGTCTGCGACCGTTGGCGCAGTTTCGAGAACTTCCTGGCCGATATGGGCCTGCGGCCCGAAGGCAGGTCGCTCGATCGCGTGGACCCCGACGGCATCTACGAACCGACCAACTGCCGCTGGGCGACAGCGGTTGAACAGCGGCGCAACCGGAGGGACCGATGACCGCAGTCAGCAACGACGAGTGGCAGGCCGCCCAGCGCTTCGAGGCTGGGTTCCATGGCGACTGCCTCAACACGTACGGCGAAGAAACCAAGCAGCTGACCTACGCAGAGCTGATGGGCCTCGCCGCGATGCGCGCCGACCACTACCCCGTCTATGACCTCGGCCACAAGTCCGTCCTCGACATCGGCGGCGGACCAGCCTCGATCCTGCTCAAGTGCATCAACCGCGGACCCTCCACAGTCGCTGACCCGCTGAAGATCCCGAAGTGGGCGATCGACCGCTACCAGCTCAACAGCATCCTCTACGACCGCTGTCCCGCTGAGCGCTTCGTGTCCCGAGTCGTCGGATCCGCTGGACCCGCTTTCGACGAAGCGTGGATCTACAACGTCCTTCAGCACGTCGTCGACCCGGAGCAGGTGATCGCAACCGCCAGGCGCGAAGCACGCCAGGTTCGCATCTTCGAGTGGATCGACATGCCCGCCTACGAAGGCCATCCGCACAGCCTCAGATCCGAGCAGCTGATCGACTGGCTAGGTGAAGGCAAAGGACGGACGATCGTCCTCGACGGCATCAACGGCTGCTACGGACGCGCGTTCTACGGAGTGTTCGCGTCGTGACGTGGTTCGAGGTCGTGATCAACGACGGGCCGGCGAAAGACTGGTCCTACGGCACCACGATCGAGCCGGACTACCGCATCCACGTCGCACCGGTCAAACCCGCCCGTCACGGCCGCCAGTGGATGCGCGTGCTCGAGCCTGAACCTGACGTTCCGCCGTGGCCTGGTCAGTGCGTCTACAAGCGCGCGATGGCGAAGTCGATGGCTGACGCCGACACGATCGTCTACAGCTATGACCTCGAGCGCGAGCTCACCTGACATGCACCAGCGAACGCTCGAGCTGCTCGACTACCACTTCCCCGACCTCAAGCTGCTCGAGCACACCGGCCACAGCGTCGATATCGCCGTCGACTCGCACGGCACGACGATGCGCTGCCGCACCTGCGCCCCCGCAACCAACGGCGTCGTGATCGCGGCGATCGGCGGCCTCAAGATCACACTCGCTGACCTGCCCGACCGGAAGGTCGTCTAGGCTCCGCCACCACATTGCCGCCTACGGGCGAGAACACCGAAGCGCGTGTTACGGGCTGCTAGAGGGCAGCCACACCAAAACGGAGGTCGAATGTCATCCGCCTTTTCCTCGCCGTTGCCACGCTTGCATTCGCAGGCACAACCGGCTCAACAGGAACCCACTACGTCCACCACGACTGCGGCTCCAAACGCACCTGCATCATCCGTATCGCCAGGCGCGTGTGCGAAGCCTCGGATCACCAGGATCGTTGGCATTGTCGGATCGCGCTTCGAGCTGACTGGCGCTGGCAGCGTCAGCACCAAGCACACATCGCCGCGCTGACCCAGCCGCCGTCCGGCTTCCAAAGCCCGAACCTCGCCGACGTCCCCGGAGTGCCAGAAGGATTCGCCGCGTGTGTCGCGCTGCGCGAGTCAACTGACGGAGCGCTCTCGTCGAACATCTACGGCATAATCGGCCCCGGTGGACAAGGCACCCTCGCCCAGCAGAAGGAGGCGTTCAGTCAGATGTACGCGGCCAGAGGCGTCGAACCCTGGCAGCGCTACGACCATTGCTAGAGCTACGCTTTCTCCGTCCCTCGAAAGGAGCCTCCGCATGTCCGTGATCCTGGTCCTCTCCGCCCGAGCCGCGAAGATCGTCAAAGCGTCACTCGGCGACCTCGAGATCAACTTCCCCAACGACCTGTTCGAGCCGCTGGACTCCGGTGACGTCGAAGCGATCGCACAGTCGATCGACCGCGAAATCGACTGTCAGCTGCTCCGGCCGCACAGCCAGGGCGTGATCGGTGATCCAGAGGCCGATATCGTCGAGCTCGCCTCCGGCGCCGCGAAGATCCTCGGATGAGCAGCTTCATGTCCCAAGGCGTCAAGACGTGCGCGCTCTGCCACACGACGATCGAAGCTGGACAGGTCACGAGCGCTCTAGGCGAGTGGTTCCATATCCGCTGCTACCAGGAAGCTGATGTCATCGAAGACGCGCAGATGGCCGCGGTGCTCCGCCAGGCAGCCCTCGATAACCGGATCCTCGCCGAGAGCCCTCCTGACGGAATGCCGGTTGTCCTGATGCGCGGCGCCGGCGATATCGAGCCGCCAGAAGGTCCGTACGGCATCAACCCGCACGACCGGACGAACAAGCCGCCAAACCCGCCCGCGTCAAGTGGAGTCCGCCCATGAGCCCGCTCGACAAGAACCTGGTCGGCTGGCTGATCTTCGCGCTCTACATCGGGCTCGGCGCGATCCTGATGGCCTGGAATCCGTCGTGAGGTACACCTGCGCCACCTGCGGCGTGATCGGCCCGGAGCGCTACTGCGCCGAACACAAGCCGAACCCGAACGCCCACAGATCGCCAAACCGCGACCGTGGCGCCCAAAAGCAGTTCCGCCTCGACGTCCTCAAACGCGACCGCTACCAGTGCGTCAGATGCGGCGCCAGCCAGGTCGATCTGGTCGCCGCCCACATAAAGCCGCTCAGAGACTTCGCCGCAGGAGATCCCGCCGCCTACGACCCCGAGAACGGCCGAACGCTCTGTGAGGACTGCGACGTCGCCACAGACCCGTATGCGACCCGCCGCAAACGCGCCGGCGATCTGGTCGTCCTTCAGGGAACGCCAGGAGCCGGAAAGACGTCTCTGGCGAAACGCCTCGAGCAGGATCTCGGTTTTCACCGTCTCGAAGCCGACAAGCTGAGGATCGCGATCACAGGGTCCGTGTCGAAGTTCTCGCCGCTGGTTTGGGCTCAGATGGCTTCTCAGGGAACCGCGATTCTCCAAACCGGCGATCTGACGATCGAGTCCACAGGAACGTCCCCAAAGTGGCCTTTCGTCGTTGAGCAGCTCGAAAACGCCGCCAAGTCGACTCTGGTGGTTTGCCTGCACGGATCGCTGCCTGTAGCTCGTCTCAGAGGCTGCGATATGGCGGATCGCGACTGGACGCGAATCAACGATCTCGTCGAACACCAAGAGGTCGATATCCGCCTTCACACAGACCGCCTCTCAGAGGCCGCCGTATACGAGGCTGTCTGTGATCGCCTGCCTGCACGAACCGCTAGATCCCAAGATCCTGTGATCCGCACGAACACGAGAACACCACGATCACAACCGCTTGTGACGACGATCGCTGATCGCCAGTTGTTCTGACGACCCAACTGATCCTCGATAAAACACTGACTTGATTGTGTTTGTATATGTGCGCGCGCACGAGCAGACAAGCGAGCAGCCAGGCAAGCAGCCAAGCGACCGAACCACGAAACGCAACCACAACCACAAAGCACGACCAGAAACACAGCCAAGCGAAACGCTGCGGATCTAACACCGCTTCGCGCTGAACACCCGCCGCACAGCACCACAGCCAAACCGACGTCGCCCATAAAAACAAGCAAACGAACGAGAGTGCTCGTCGCCACGCCCTCGCTGAACCGCCTCGCGATAGAGGGGGGAGGTCGTATACACACTGTGGATTACGTCAGCCCCGACAAGCTGCACCGTGAGAAAAAATCTCAAAATGGAAAATTGCGCCGTTTCGACCGCTACGATCAGCCCAATGTCAAGTCGGGTGGACGGATGGACGAACAGGATCGCCGGCTACGGTGAGGCGGATCCGGCAGGGCTGCTCGAGCATCCGGACAACTGGCGGCTGCACGATCAGGGCCAGCAGCGGGTGATGGCGGAGCTTCTTGACCGTGTGGGCTGGGTTCGGAGCGTGATCGTGAACCGGACGACGGGTCACCTGGTTGATGGGCACCTGAGAGTCGCTTTGGCTGTGGCTCGCGGCGAGGCTGCGGTGCCGGTTGTGTTCGTCGAGCTCTCTGAGGCTGAGGAACGGGTGGTCCTCGAGAACCTCGATCCGATCGGTGCGTTGGCGGCCACTGACTCGGCGGCGCTGATGGCGCTCGCGTCGACTGTGCAGGTGGAGCATCCGGAGCAGAAGAGCGTGCTCGAGCTGCTGCGCGGCTTGACCGGGATGGGCAAGCAGAGTTCCGCTGGCGGAACTCCGACGCAGGAGCAGATCGACCGGCGCCAGGGCGAGCTGGACAGCCAGTTCGCGGGTCGTGGGATCGTGTCGCATCCGGCGACGTGCCCTGAGTGTGGGTCCGAGTTCGAGTTCGCCAAGTGATCGCTATGGTGAACGGATGACCGCTAAGACGGACACGCCTGAGATGGTGGGCTGGGCGAACCGCATCATCGGCACCGGCGTCGAAAACCCGGAGCAGCTACTCGCCAACCCGAAGAACTGGCGCATCCACCCGCTGCACCAGCAGGAAGCGCTCGGCTCCATCCTCGACCACATCGGATGGGTCCAGGACGTGATCGTGAACAAGACCACCGGCTACGTCGTCGACGGCCACCTGCGCGTCGCCATGTCGATCTCGAAGGGCGAGCCCTCGGTGCCCGTCAGCTACGTCGAGCTGACTGAGGACGAAGAGAACCTCGTGCTCGCCAGCCTTGACCCGGTGGCCGGCCTCGCCACCGTCGATTACGACGCGCTCGAGCGCCTGCGCTCTCAGGACACAGGAGCCGCTCTAAGCGCAGCCTTCCCGCCTGAAGGTGGGAGTGCCGCTCCGAGCTCGCTTGGCGCGCGTGGCGCCGCTGATGGCTTCAGGGGCAGCTATGACGACAACGTGTTTCACGTCGCATGCCCGGATTGTGGGCACGATTTTGTGGTCGACGTGAGCGCCGGCGACCCCGCCTGAAGGTATACTGAGGGTCTACCCGCCCGCTAGCAGAAAGCAGCGCACATGGCCCGCACCATCCTCATTGACGAGCCCACTGAGATCCCCGACGAGTACCTCGAGTTCGCTCGCAGCTTCGTCGGCGCCTGCCGCTTCAAGCCGCCAAGGGGAGCGCCCCACTCACCGCACGAGTACCAGCCGCGCAGCAACCTCGACGCCACACTCCGCGCCGGCTTCGACCGCTTCGCCGCCCTGATCGACAACCACGGCTACCGGGGCAAGTTCCTCAACGTCGAGTACGTCTACCTCGACGTGGACGGCTTCCGCTACTGGATCTCCAAGTCCTACTTCCCGGCCGCTGAGCGGGGCATGGTCAACCGCGCCAGCAACGAAGTAAGCCCGCCGCTCCGCCCCGACGATCCGCTCGTCGTCGCCCGCGATCCGTCGATCATGGAGTGGGTGGCCTGATGGACTGGAAACGCGGCACACCGCTCGCGCTGGATCAGACGGCGAACCCGGTCGCGCTGGTCGGCTACCTCGGCCAGCCTGGGATGCCCGGCTCGCCGCTCCCGCACTTCCCCGCCGACTGGACCCGCCGCTTTTGGGGTGACGAGAAGACCAGCCGCCGGTTCAAGACGTGGGGCCACCCGCCCGGCGACAAGCTGGGGCCGCACTTCATCTGCACGCGCGGCGGGATCGGCTTCCACACTGACGTCGGCTTCGCCCGGTACTCGGTCCATCTCGAGCTGCACAATGAGGGCTGGTGGTGCCACGGCGTCGATGAGAACCCGGCGGGCAAACCGATGTACGTGCCTGGCCTCGTCACCGTCCTCGACACCCACTCGCCGCACACGGTCACGAAAGACCCGCGCCTGCCGTTCACCGGGCCGACGAAGGTCGCCGCTGCCATCGACTTCGAGGACTACCCGCCCGACCTCGACGCCGCGCTGGATGCGCTGATCGCGCACCTGCCCAGCTTCGCGATGCCATGAGCCGCACGCTGCGCGTCCGCAGGGAAGTCGCTGAGGTCGTCATCGCCTCCGCGCACCGCTGCGGCATGAGCGAGACGGACACCGCGAACCTCAGCTTCATCGACCAGTTCTACCTCGCCGCCGGCTACCTCTCCGGCGTCGCCCAGGCTGCGGTTGAGGCCGGGCAGATGGCCGTCCCGATCCACGACTCGCCGAACTGATGGCCTCGAAGACGATCGCCCAACCGTCGCACCGCGGCCTGCGCATCCTGAGCAAGCAGACGACGCTCGAGGCCGCGCGCGCTCGCATCAAGTGGATCTTCGACGAGTTCGAGGGCCGCGTCATGGTCAACGTCAGCGGCGGCAAGGACAGCCTGGTGCTGCTCGAGCTGAGCCTCGAAGCCGCGCGCGCCGGCGGCTACCTGCCGGTCAGCGTCTACTGGCTTGACCAGGAGGCGGAGTGGCAGTCCGTCGTCGATCTGATCTACGAGTGGATGGACCGCCCGGAGGTCGACCCCTGGCTGCTGCAATGCCCGTTCCGGATCTTCAACGCAACCTCGACGACCTCTCACTGGCTGAACGCGTGGGAGGTCGGCAAAGAGGATCTGTACGTGCATCCGCGCCACCCCAAGGCGATCACCGTCAACACCTTTGGCACCGACCGCTTCTACGAGCTGTTCGCGGAGATCCTGCACGCCCGGTTCGGCGACGAGAAATGCGTGGCGCTGTCCGGCGTCCGGGCTGAAGAGGCGCGGACGCGCTTCATGGGCACGACCCACGCGGCGTCGTACAAGTGGATCACCTGGGGCGGCCGCGCGCCCGCCGGCCACCCGAACCAAACGGTGCTCTATCCGCTCTACGACTGGACCTACCTCGACGTCTGGAAGTGCATTCACGAGCACGGCTGGCCGTACGCGAAGCTCTACGACCAGCTGTGGCAGCGCGGCGGCCATCCGCTGACGATGCGCGTCTCGAATCTCACACACGAGAACGCCGTCGCGGAGCTGTTCTTCTTGCAGGAGGTTGAGCCCGACACCTTCGAGCGCCTGATCTGCCGGATGGAGGGCACGCACATGGCGGCGATGCTCGGGCTCGAATACTTCGTCCACGACCTGCCGTTCATGTTTGAGAGCTGGCGCGAGTACCGGGATCACCTGCTGAAGCACCTGGTCGACCCGGAGCACCAGGCTTACATGGCGCACCTGTTCGCGCGGATGGACCGGCGCACGCCGCCGGGCCTGTGGGCGGACTTCGCCTGGAAAGCCCACTGTCGCGTCATCATGCTCAACGACGTCGAAGGTAAGAGCCTCGCCCACAACGCTTTCAACGTGAACTTCCGCGCAGCCCAGGCCGACTACCTCAAGAGCATTGGCGGGGCGAAGAACCTGCCACCGCTGCCTCCGTCCCCGCCTGTCCCGAAGATGCCCTACTCGTGAGCTATCCAGCGCTGCCGACCTCGCACTCGCCAAGCGCATCCGAGAACGGCGCCGACGCCCCACACCTGCGGCAGCCGGTGGCGAATGTGCAATGGGTTCCGGTTGAGCAGGTTCGGAGCAATTCGTACAATCCGAACCGCGTCGCCTCCGTCGAGATGCGCCTGCTCTACGTGAGCATTAAGGCCGACGGTTACACCCAGCCGGTCGTCACGGTCAAAGACGGCGACGACTACGTGATCGTCGACGGCTTCCACCGCTGGCGCGTGATGGTCGAGAACGACGACATCCGCGAGATGACCGGCGGCCTGCTGCCGATCGTCGTGATCGACAAGCCGCCCAACGAGCGGATGGCCTCCACGGTGCGCCACAACCGCGCTCGCGGCAAGCACTCGGTGGGGAACATGTCCGGCATCGTGTTCGAGATGCTCGACAAGGGCTGGGGCGATGAGCGGATCTGCCACGAGCTTGGAATGAGCGCTGACGAGCTGCTCCGGCTGAAGCACGTCTCCGGGTTCTCCAAGCTGTTCGAGGACGTTGAGTACCGCAAGGCGTGGGCGACACGCGGCCAGATCGACATCAAGCGCGCGTGGCTGGCTGAGCACCCCGGCGAAGACGCGCCCGTATGACGACCGCCGAGATCCTGATTCCGCAGCACCGCTTCACTGTGGGGCGGATCGGTGACGCGCCGATCAACGCGATGCTCCACGGCGTCAGGGCGGACATTCTCTACTCGAGCCCTCCCTGGGACGACGCGCATGTGATGATGGCGATGGGCCAGCGCCACAGCTTCGCCGCGTTCTTCGAGTCGATCTGCGGCATCGTCGCCGACCACGTTGACGGGTGGGTGTTCATCGAGTGCGGTGAGGCGACCGCTGACGCCGCCGCTGCCAGACTCAGCGCCGTGTGCAAGGACGTGACGCTCGTCTCGACCACCTACGGGCCCGTCAGAAGCCAGAGGCCGGCGAAGCTGATGGTCGGCCACACCCGCAAGGCCGTGCGCCGTGTGTGGCGCCCTGACGAGCTGTGGCTGCATGGTGGGAGCCGCCAGCCTCGCGGCTGCATCGGCTCGGTGTCGGAGCCGGGCCAGATCCTGCTCGACCCCTGCTGCACCAACGTCTACCAGGCCGCAGCCGCGCTCAAGCTGAAGCTCGCCTTCTACGGGAACGACCACAACCCGCGACGCGCCGCCCGCATCCGTACGATGCTCGAAGGCTGATGCGCTACCTGATCCGCACGACGTCTTGGCACGAGCTCCGCCACGGCTGGGCGCTCGAACTACAGGCGCAGCTACCCGGCTCGGAGCTGATCGACGACCGCGAACGCGACGGGTGGATCACCTACCTTGACGCGCTCGAGGCCCAGGGCGACGACGACGCCTGGCACTTCGAGGACGATGTGATCCTGACCAGCGACTTTGAGCGCAAAGCGCGCGCCGCAAGGTTCCTGGCGCCGGGCACGCTGATCCAGGGCTATGACGGCCATCGGTTCAAGGAGTCGAGGATGCGCGCGCCCGGCACGTTCCTGATGGCTCAGTGCTTCTTTCTGCCCGGTGCGATGGCGCCGGCGCTGCTCGAGTTCTCACGCAACTGGAATCCCACCGCTGACGGGACGAAGCTGCGAGTCCTGCCCGACGGCGTGCGCGAGCGCCGTGGCTGCGACTACGCGATGCAATGCTGGCTCAAAGACATCGACCGCCCGTACTTCACCGTCATCCCCAGCCTGGTGCAGCACCGGGACGGGCCCAGCCTCTGCTATCCGGGTATGAGCACCCGCCGGACGTCGCCCACATGGGTTCCGTAACGCCGGCGCTCACGTCGGATCGGCGCCGGCGACTGCTGGACTTCTTGCGCGGCGGCGTGCCGCTCGACACCGCAGCCCGGCTGGTCGGCGTCGAGGACGTCGACGTGCGCGTCTGGCGCAACCGCTCGCAGCTGAAGGTCCGTGGCTACGCGCTGTTCGACGACGAGTGTCGCCGGGCACAGGCCGAAGGCGAGGCTATCCTCCTAAGTCGTGTCACCAATGCGGGCAAAGGCAACTGGCGGGCCGCCACCTGGCTGCTCGAGCGCCTGTACCCCGAACGCTACGGGCCACGGTCGGCTCTAGACCTGCCCGATGGCCCGCCACTCAGCGACCCTGAAACGGCAGAGTTCGAGGGGCTTTAGCCAGCCCGAGCGCTCGTCTGAGAAAGACACGCTCGACCACTTCGAGAGGTTCTGTTTCCAGCTGAAGCTGCCGGATACGCTTCAGCCGTTCCGCCTCGAGGACTGGCAATGCGACGCGCTCCGGGACTACTTCGAGCACGGAGCGCTCGAGCACCTGTGGCTGTGGCCGACAGGCTTGGGCAAGTGCCTAGCACCGGACACGATGGTCGCCCTGGCTGACGGCGGGAGACGGCGGGCTGACGAGATCGCTCCCGGCAATCGGGTGCTCGGGTGGGGTGGCTATGGCCTCGCCCCGTCCGAAGTGCTCGCGGTTGAGGAACAGGCGCCGCAAGCGTGCGTCGAAGTGGAGACTGTTCGAGGACGCATCCTGCGCTGCACCACGAACCATCCGGTTCTGACCCTGCCGCGCGCCGGGCAGCGACCGAGTCGGCAGCCACGCCGGTACGCCTGGACGCCAGCGGGACGTCTCGGTGCCGGCGACTACGTTGTCGTAGGGCTCGGCTTCGCACCGGGCAAAGCGGCAACCGAAGCCGAATGCGAACGTGCTTGGCTGGCCGGGGTGCTTGTCGGCGATGGCAGCCTGTCGTCCGGCAACTGCACGCTCACGTCTGACAGTGCGGAGGTCGTGGCGAGGGTTGCCGAAACATGGCCCGTTTCACCGGTGGGCAAATGGGGCTGGCGACTGAGCAACCCCAACAAGGGCAAGCACACCGGCGGGCCGCGCTCGTTCGTGAAGGACTGCGGTCTGCTCGGCAAAACGAGCTACACCAAGCGCGTGCCTGGCTGGGTGTTCATGGCGTCCAGGGAAGCGCAAGCCCAGTTCTTGAGCGGCTACCTCGACACGGATGGTGGGTTGTATTCGCCCGATCGGGGCCGCCTCCATGACCGGATGATCGAGTGGTATTCGGTCAATCGTGAGCTTCTCGTCGAATGCCAGCATCTTCTGGCGGGCTTGGGCGTCAACGCTTCGATTGCCGCCAAGCGCGGCACCTACAAAGGCCAGGTCCACCATTCGTGGCGCCTGTGGGTTGGGGATGCGCAGCAGATCCTTCGGCTAGGGCAGATGCTCAAGCTCACCCACGCAACGAAGGCCGCGACGTTGAAAGCGTGGATGCTTGCGCTGATCGAGTTGGGTGATCACAACACGTCAGGGTCGCTCGAGCTCGACCGCGTCAAAGCGATCCGCCCACTCGGCAAGCAGTCGACGATCGCGATTCAGGTCGCAGGCACCGAGAGCCACGTCACCGGCGGCCTGGTCACACACAACTCCACGCTGCTCGGCGCGCTCGCGCTCCACCACGGCACCTTCGTCCGCATCAACCCGAAGGTGATCATCCTCGGCGGCATGGGCGGCCACGGCAAGCACACGCTCAACGCCGCCGCCCACTTCATCGCACAGTCGCCGTCGCTGTCCCGGTGGTGGGTCGCCCAGGAGTACGGGATGGGCCGCATCAAGAGCCTGATCAAAGAGGACAGCTACGGCCTCCTGGTAGTGAGCTCGGCCGGGCGTCGAGTCGGCGGACGCGGCGGCTCCGGGCAGGAAGGTGAGGCGCCAAGCCTGGTGCTCGTCGAAGAACTCCACCGCCACGAAGACGACGGCGCCGCGGTGCGCACACTGACGACGAAGGTGCAGAAGCGCACCGTCGGCAAGCACCGCGTGAGGATCGTGCATGTCACGACCGCCGGCGACTCGCTCGACAGCACGCTCGGCCGGATGGTGACGCGCGCGCTGCGCGCCGACTCGGTGATCGAAGAGCACGGCGACTACACCCGCGCCGTCGACGCCGATGGGGATCTCGTCATGCACCGCTGGGCTGTCCCCGACGAAGTGCAGATGCCCGCCAGCAACTGCTCGAGGGAAGAGCTTGACGCCTTCATCCTCAAGGTCAAGAAAGCCAACCCCGGCTCGTTCATCAAACCCGAGAACCTCCGCCGCTCCTACAAGGCGTCGCAGGCTGAGCCGTGGGTGTTCGCCCGCCAGCACATGAACCATTGGGTCAACCAGATGGACTCCGCGTTCTCGCGCTACGACTGGAACCAGGGCGAAGTTGACGGCATCGTGATCCCGACCGGCGCGCAGCACGTCTTCGTCGGCCTTGACACCGCAACCTCCTTCGACACGACCGCCGTGATCCCGGTGTGGATCGACCCGTCGTCGCACCGCCCGCGCACCGCCGGAGGCGTGATCCTCAAGTCCGAAGAGCAGGGCACGAAACGCCGGCTGCGGGTCGTCTTCGACGTCCTCGAAGTGATGCGAGCTCGCTGGCCTGGAATGACCGTCGTGTTCGACCGCAACATGGGCGGTGGCCTGATCGCGGAGCAGATGGAAGAGGACTACGGCATGACGGTGATCGACCACGGCCAGGGTGTCCCGATGGAGGCCGCGTCGATGCTGCTCGGCGAACTGATCGCCCAGCACGAGATCGACCATGACGGCTCGAGCCAGGTGACGGAGCAGGTGCTCGCCGCTGTCCCGAAGGTGACGTACTACGGGACGCGCTGGCGCATCGAGCAGCCACGGTCGAAGGAGCCGATCGACGCCGCGGTCGCGCTGGCGATGGCATTGAACGCGGCGAAGCAGGCGGTCGGCGAGTCGATCGACGTCGAGGACTACCGAATCGAGCTTCTTTAGCGTGGAGGATCGGTGCCTGGTCGCGGGCCTGCTCGTCGTCGTGATCCTGGTGGTGCTGCGGATCCTCTCAATCGTCCATTAGGATTCCGGCCGCTGCCCAGGGTGGGGTGCCTGCGAACACCCGACCCTGGGCGGTCCCGTCTACTTGCCCAAGTAAGCAATCGCCCTACTTGGGCAACTTGGCCGGGCCTGCGATCTGTCTAGTACGCGCTTGACGCCGAGCCTCCCGGGGAGGATACTGTTGGTATATGGAACTCCCCCAGCAGAGAGGCCCCAAGATGCCCGCAGCACAGAAGCTGACGCCCTCCACCCACAAGGTCCACGGCGCCATCTACAAGTTCACCCGCAACGCCAAGCGCAACGTCCACGCCATGAGCGACGCGAAGCTCGCCGCCATCGCCAACTGCCTGCCCCGCAACGCCGACCAGCGCGTTCTGTGGTGCAAGGTCCAGGCCGAGCGCTGTGACCGCCTGCCCGTCGGATCGCCCTCGACCGCGCGCGCCTGCTCGCCGAGCGCACGATGACGATCACCGCGAAGTTCCCCGGAACCTGCGGGATCTGCCACGGCCGCTTCGAGGCGGGCGAGCAGATCCTCTGGGCAAAGGGCGTGGCGACCACGCACCTGGCCTGCCCGCCCTCGCCGACGCTCGCCAACCCGGCGCCCGCGCCTAAGACGGTCGGCGTCACCGAGCCCGGTGTCTACGAGAACGCGGACGGCATCTACGTCGTCAAGTTCAACCGCGAAAAGACGCGCCTGTACGCGAAGCGGCTCATCGAGATCAACGCCGACCGCTCGACTGAGGCCGGTGAGTGCGAAGGCCATGAGTCGCCGGACGGCGCCCACATGGGCGAGACTGTGTTCTGCGACGGCACCTGCGTCGCACAGCCCCGCGCGCAGATCGAGTTCGAGTACGAGTCCGGCGCCATCTACAAGCTCGACCCTGCCGACAAGATGCCGCTCGACAAGGCCAAGGCGCTCACCATCCGCTACGGGCGCTGCATCGTGTGTGGCCGCCATCTCAAGGCCGCCGAGTCGGTGGAGCGCGGCATCGGCCCCGTATGTAGGAAGTCGTTCGCATGAGCGCACACGACGCCTTCCGCGACGGCAAGGTCCACGTCGCTGACGCCATGTGCGCGACCTGCGTGTTCAGGCCCGGGAACCTCATGGACCTTCGCGCCGGGCGCCTGCGCGGGATGGTGCAGCAGGCGAAGCGTGCCGACAGCGCGATCATCTGCCACTCCACGCTGGGCGCCACCGGGAACGCCGTCTGTCGCGGCTTCTATGACCGCCACGCGGGCGACGTGTTTCCGCTGCGCCTCGCCTCCGCCGCCAACCGAATCGAGTGGCAGGAGGTCGCATAGCTCGCCAACCTCCGAGGGCGGCGCTACGATGAGCGCCGATGCTCTCACCGGAGGCGTACGACGACTACTGCGATCGCCTCGAACTCGCGCGGATGCACCGCCGAGACACGAGCGCTGAGGTCTGGCCGACCGCAGACGACGCCGGCACCGGCGTCCTGCCCATCGAGATCGGCCCTGGTCGCGGCGACCTAGACCTCAGCTCATCGAACTGGCCGACGTTCCCGACATCGCTCGCGCTGATCGGCCACCGCCGCGTCGTCAGCTTCTCGAGGCTCTTCCAAGAACAGCCGTGGATCGCCGCCTGCGTGATGTGGCTGCTGACCCGCGCGATGCGCGTCCCACTCCACGCCTACAAAGGCGACCCGTCCGGCGAGCCTGGCTCTGCGAAACGGCTGATGGCCGGCGAGCACCCGCTCGCTGACGCGCTCGAGCGGCCGTGGGCTGGCGCCGCCACGATCGACCTGCAAATGGCGATGCTCGGCCCGGTGTTCGTCCACGGCAACTCGGTCATCGAAGTCGACGACAGCGGTCGCACCGGACAGCCGCTCGCCTTCCGCCCGAACGACTGGCGCTACTGCCGGCCTGTCATGCCCTGGCGCGGTGAGATCGACGGCTGGCACTTCGACATCGACATCCCCTCGAGGATGCGGTCGCTTGGTGTCCTGAACGTGCTGCACACCCGCTACTGGTCGCCGGTAGGCCCGATCGGTGTCAGCCCGTTGCAGCAGCTGGGCATCACGATCCAGATCGAGGATGCCGCCCAGCGCTACCAGCGCGCGGTCTTCGCGCACGGCGCCCGCCCGCCGTCGGCGATCACCGCTGATAAGGAGTTCCTCGGCATCGAAGGCAAAGAGCGGCGCGCGATCATGCGCCAGCTGCGCCGCGACGTCATGGAGATTTACTCGGGCCCGGAGAACGCTGGCCGGCCCGCGCTCCTGCCACCGGGCCTGGACTGGAAAGCGATCGGCCACTCGAGCGTCGAAGTCGAGCTGATCAACCAGCGCCGCATCACCCGCGAAGAGTGCTGCGCCGTCTACCTGATCCCGTTGCTCGCCCTGCTCGCGCTGGACACGAAGGGCACCGCCGCGAACGTGCAGATCCAGCGCGACATGACCTACACCGAATGCCTCGGCCCGCCGCTCGTCCTGGCGGAAAGCGCCTTCAACGCGCAGATCGTTCGCGACCTGATGCAGTGGGACGATGTGTTTGTCGCCCACGACTTCAACGCCGTCCTCCGGGGCGACCCGCTGGCGCAGATCGAAGTGCTCCGCAATGGCATCGCCTCCGCCCTGGTGACGCCGAACGAAGGCCGCGGTGTGCTCGGCAAGCCTCGCTCTGACGCACAGGGAATGGACGACTTCTACCTGCCGTACAACAACCTGCAACCGGTCGGCCATCCGGCGATTCCGAGCTTCGGCCCGAGCGCGATGCCCGGCTCCGGCGACCCGAACCAGAACACGCCTCCGCCCGGCGCCCCGCCTGGCAAGCAGCCGGGGAGTCCTGGCGCTGTGTTCGACTCGGCGAAGGGCATGTGGGTGCCTGACGGCCACCGCAGCCACCGCAACGGCCACGTCGACCACGAAGATGACGACGAAGTGGCCGCTGACCTCGAGAGGCGGGTAGCGCGCGTATGAGGCAACTCGCCTGGCTCGTCGTGATCGTCGTCGTGGTTCTGATCGTCCTCGGCGCGCTGGGGCACCTGTGAGCTTCACCCTGATCGTCGTCGCCGAGACGTTCGACACGCCGCTCGGTGTGCCCGCCGCCGGCACCGTCACCGTCAACCTGAACGAGGCGATGAGCAACGGTGCGACGATCGACGAGTCGCCTACCGTGCTGCCGATCGTTGCCGGCGTGATGAACCAAGCGCTCGCCGCCACCACCGACCCGGCGACCACCACCGCCTCCGGCAAGCCGGACACCTACCACTGGATCGTTGACCTCGACGGCGGCACGGTGCGCGAGTGGGATGCGCCGCTGCCCGTCCCGAGCTCGCAGCTTTACACCGTCACCGGCACGCCCAACCCTGCGATCTGGGAGATCGCGCCTTACCTCGCAGGGACGACGCCGACGTACACCCTGCTCACCGGGGTCACGCTGCCGACCGATGGCTCCTGCACCGCTTACAGCGGCTCTCTGACGATCCCTCTGCACGCGCTGGTCCCGGTCGTGCCGAGCGACGAGACGCTGGATCAGGCTGCGATCGACTCGGTGCCGGCAGGCCCGTCAGGTGGTCCCGGCGTCAACGCACCCGACTACTGGTGGAACCAGGACGACCCAAGCTCCTGGTGGTGGTGAGGCGAGATACGTTGGGCCGACCTCGCACACGGCGCACGTTCACAGCTGACCGCGCTGGCACCTGCGACGCCTGCGACAACCCGATCAAGGCAGGCGACCCGGTAGCGCTTGAGAGCGGCTACCTAGTTCACGCCGCCTGCACGGAGAACCCGGACTCGCTCGACGACGACGCCGGCCTCACCGACGACGACGATTAGTTCCGCCGCGGAACTGTTAGGCGGCGTTGGCATCCGACCGTGGGCAGTGCTACCGTGCCCGGATCGGAGACATTCCCGATCTCGAGCCTGCGGGCGAATCGCCGACTCTCGGCGGCACCGCCGACCCCGAAGCTCAGACCACGGAAGTCCCAGGCACGATCCCCGTTTCGCCTGCTGAGCAGGAGCGTCAGCAGAAGGCGAAGCCCGACGACGACGACGACGATGACAACGACTACAAGGACGGGCCCGACAGCAAGGCCAAGCCTCCCGTAGCAGGCGTCGAAGCGATGATGAGCTTCCAGGTCGCCGGCCGTTCGTGGGCGATCCGCAAAGAAACGATGCTCGAGCTGGTCCGCCTCCGCGACGTCACCGTAGGCGTCCGCATGGCCCGCCAGGTCGCCGCCTCGCCGCGCTCGAGCACCAGCTACGCAGGCAAGAACGGGAGCGTCGCAGTCGTCCCGCTGAAAGGACTGATCGTCCCCGAAGCAGATCTGCTCAGCCAGATGTTCGGCTGCGGTGGTGGCCTCGCGCTGTTCCGCTCCGACATCGCTGCGGCGATGGCGAACCCGGACGTCAAAGCCATCGTCATCGACATCGACTCGCCAGGCGGCCTGGTGGACATGACGCCCGAGACGGCTGATTTCCTGCTCGCCCAGCGCGAGACGAACGAGAAGCCAATCGTCGCGCAGGTCAACACGCTCACCGCCTCCGCCGCCTACTGGATCGCGTCCCAGGCGCACGAGGTCGTGTCCACGCCGTCCGGCGAAACGGGCTCGATCGGCGTCTACCAGCTGCACGTCGATGAGAGCAAGGCGATCGAGATGGAAGGCGTCAAGCCGACGCTGATCTCCGCCGGCAAGTACAAGGTCGAAGGCAACCCGTTCGAGCCGCTGAGCGACGAAGCTCGCGACTGGACGCAGACGGTGGTCGACGACTACTACGGCCAGTTCACCGCCGCAGTCGCGAAGGGCCGTGGCGACTCGCAGAGCAACGTGAAGAACGGCTACGGCGAAGGCCGCGTCCTGACGAGCCAGCGCGCGCTCCGGGCCGGGCTGATCGACCGCATCTCAACGCTTGACGCAACGATCTCTCGTGTAGCTGGCGGGCGGTCGCCGATCAAGCGGATGGACAACTCCGGCGCGGCGGGAGAGATCCCGCAGCTCGAAGACCCGTCAAACGGCCGTGTCGTTTACACGGCCGCCGAACGCGACCGCATGTTCGCCACGCTGACAGGGCTGCGGTGACAACCATGACTCCGAAGGAGGCTCGTCAGCGATGAGCACGACCCAAGCCGGTTCGTCCCGCGATCGCCTCAAGGCGGTTCGTGAGGCGCTGATGAAGGCCCGCGCCGATCGCGCTGAGGCCGATAAGGAAGTCAAGTCCGCACAGGAAGCGTGGGAGGGCACGGACGTCGCCGACCTCGCGAAGTCCACCGACACGCCGGAGTTCAAGGCCGCGCAGGCTGCGGTTCAGAAGCGTGGCGAGATCAGCGACCAGATCAACGCCCTCACGGAGGCCGAGTCGGGCATCCTCGAGATCCTCGGCGGCGGCCAGCACAACGGCGCGGGTGACGCAGCCCACGCAGGCGCGGGCGGGTCGCAGCACGTCGGCTCGATCATGGACGGTCACAACCTGCTCGCCGCAAGCGAGGAATACATGGCCGCGAAGGAAACCGGGATCTTCAGCTCCCGGACGCACTTCGGGACCATCGAGGTCGGCAAGATCGGTACGCGCGAGCAGCTCGCTGAAGTGCTCAGCGGCAAGATCCTCGCCGCACCGCTCGGGCCCGCCCCGTCAGGCACGATCTCCACCCCGGCGTTCCAGGGTGCCGTCGTGCCGGATATCCGCGGGATCATCCAGCCGCCCCTCAAGCGGCTCAGCCTGCTGAACATCATCCCGACCGGCACCACGGACAGCAACATCGTTCAGTACGTGCAGATCACGGCGATCCCGCTGTCCGCCGCCGAAACCGCCGAGCTCGAGCTGAAGCCGCAGGAGGGTCTGACCGCAGTCGATCAGACCGCCCCGGTGCGCACGATCGCGGCCTACATGAAGATGTCGCGCCAGTCGCTCGACGACGTTGCCGGGCTCGGCTCGATCATCAACCAGCTGATGCCGTACGACGTCCGCCGTCGTGTGGAGCTTCAGATGCTCGTCGGCGACGGCGAGGGCCAGGACATCCTCGGCATCTACAACACGACCGGCATCGGCGCGCCGGCCTACGTCGCAGGCGACAACCCGGCTGACTCCATCCTCCGCGCGATCACGGTGATTGTGCTTTCGGACCAGGAGCCGGACTTCGTGACGCTGAACCCGATCGACTGGCAGAACCTCCTGCTGATGAAGTGGGGAACCGACCCAGGCGCGACCGGATCAGCGGCATGGCAGGGCGGCTACCTGTACGGCTCGCCCGGCCAGGTGCAGTCTCCGACGATCTGGGGTCTGCTGGTCAGCTCCAACCGCGTCGTGCCGGCAGGGAACCCTCTCGTCGGGGACTCGATGGCATCCACGCTGCTGGTGCGCGAGGGAATCAACGTCAAGGTCAGCGACTCCGACCAGGACGACTTCGTGCGGAACCGGGTGACGATCCTCGCGGAGTGCCGCGTGGCCTACCCGGTGTGGCGCCCGAGTGGGTTCGCCATCGCCGCGCTGCCGGGCTCCGGCGGCCAGGCACCCGGCGACTTCCCGGACGTCGGCATCGGAGCCTCGGGCGGCTACACCGATCCAGGGCCATCCGGCGGAACGGACTTCGGGACCGACCCGAACCGCTCACCCGGCGGCACCTAGAAACGGAGCCAGCTATGGCACAACGAGCAATCCGTGACACCTACGGCTACGAGCCGACGGGTGTCAACAGCCCTCCGGTCAGACGGCTCGTGAAAGCGGGCCAGCTGATCCCGGCTGGCATCACCAGTCTGGACGACCCCGGTGCGGCGGTAGAGGACCGTCGCACCAACCTCAGCTACCGCCTGCACAACAAGGCGGCGGGCGTTGAGGACGTTGTGATCGGGACCAACAAGGTCCGCCGTGGCCGCGCGCGCTCTGAGGCGCCTGCGTCTGCGGTCAGTCAAACCCGCGAGGCGCCCGGTCAGGGGCCGAAGGGTGCCACTGGTCCATGACGGTCGTTTCGCCAACGCTGAGCGAGCTGTGGCAGGTGCAGTGTGGCCTGCCCTTCGACGCGTCCCTGGTCGCTGGTCCGGGCATGACGCCGGGCGAGGGTTTCCCTCGCTTCGGTGCTCGGGTCGAGCGGCCGGTGACGCGGGCGATCGTGTCGCCGTTCCAGACCGCAACGCTTGACGGGGCGATGTGGACGGCCACGGTTGACGGCCCGCTCGACGAAGGCGCCTACCAGCTGGTCTGGATGACCGTCGACGACCCGCCGACGTACGAGGCGTTCGTCCCGCTGTTCGCCACGAACGACGTCGATCTCACCGCTGCGCCGATCATCGAGTTCCCGGCCGCCGACATCGAGGCTTGC